TTTACACAGTTTCCTTGTTAGTCAATAACACAACAGACATCAATGGTGCTGTTGGCGATATTGGTACACAATCAATCACATTTACTGCAAACTCAACAGTTGCAGTAGCTACAACAGGTACTTTCTAAACAACTAAACAAAGGGGCAAAGCATGGCAAAGTTAAAAGTAACAAGGGCAGATGGATCAGTTGGCGAATACCCAATCACTCCGTTAGTGCAGTATGGTTTTGAGATTTACGCTAAGAAGGGCTTTCACAAAGCGTTCATCGAAGATCAGAAGCAAAGCGACATCTTCTGGCTTGCCTGGGAATGTATCCGCCGTTCGGGTGAAACTGTTAAGCCATTCGGAGAGCAATTCATTGAAACCTTGACTTTGGTCGAGGTGCTAGATGATGACCCTTTGGCTTAGGGCGCGACTCGATCACCTATCTGATTGCTAAATTAAGTGTCAGAATCGGGATCGCGCCACAACAATTATTAGAGCTAGATGATGTAATGCTAAAGAACCTAATTAAGGTTCTACAGGATGAAGCAAAGGAGATAAGAGATGCCAGCAAGCGTAAAGGGCGGCATTGAACTCCGTAAAGCATTGCGTAACTATGCTCCAGAACTAGGCAAAGAAACACAGAAAGAAATTGCCAATGTTCTTAAGCCAGTTGTAAAAGAAGCTAGAGGATTCGTCACCGGTTCGCCTTTAAGTAACTGGGCGCGTGAAGGCGGCAAGTTCCCTGTATTTAACGCATCAATCGTCAAGCGCGGTATTGGTTACAAGACAACACCATCAAAGCCTAACCGTAGAGGCTTTACAGCATTAGCGCAGATTCGCAACCGTTCAGCAGCTGGTGCTATCTATGAGACAGCAGGTCGCAGAGCGCCAGGAACAAAGCCATCGTCACGACCTAATTTTGCTCAGGCAATGGGGCCGCTAACTGGCTCAGGTAAAGATCGCGGACGATTGATTTATCGCGCTTGGGAAAATGATCAAGGCAACGCTACAAAGGCTGTTCTCAAAGCCATAGATACAGCAGGTAAAAAGTTTAACGCAACAGTAGGGAAGCGATAATGGCTAATGTAGTAATTGATATTGCAGCCCAATACACCGGCAATAAAGCATTTAAGCAGGCAGAATCTGCCACATCTAAATTAGAAAAGTCCGTTGCTAAATTAGGTAAACAATTACTTGGAGTTTTTGCTGCTGGCAAGTTACTCTCCTTTAGCAAAAGCGCGGTCAAAGCATTTGCAGCTGATGAGAAAGCTGCACGATCTCTCTCATTGGCTTTGGCTAATACAGGCAATGCCTTTAGAGGTATTGAAGTCGAAAAGTTTATTGGTGACTTACAGCGAGCCACAGGCGTTCTCGATGACAACCTTCGTCCAGCATTTAGGACTTTACTTACAGCCACAGGTGATGTAACTAAATCACAAGAAGGCTTGAAACTAGCGCTTGATATTGCAGCAGGAACAGGTAAAGACTTAGGCGCTGTGTCTATGGCGCTTGCAAAGGCTTATGGCGGTCAGACAACAGCACTTAGCCGTTTAGGTGCAGGCTTATCCAAAGCCACACTTGCATCTGGTGACCTAGACTTAATTACAGCGGAATTGACAAAGAAATTTAGCGGTCAAGCCTTAGCCGCTGCAGAAGGTTATTCAGGGCAATTAGATCGATTGGCTGTTGCCGCTGAGAACTCAAAAGAAATTATTGGTAAGGGTCTGCTGGATTCTCTTGCTTTGCTTTCAGGGCCAGATGGCATCTCAAAATCCACAAGACAAATGGAAGAATTGGCAACAGCGATTGCCGATACAGTCTATGGGTTAGCAATACTTGTCGATAAATTACAAGGCGGTAGAATTGGTAAAGCAATTTTTGGAACTTTTGGAGATGTTCTAAGTAACCTGCAACCTTTTGCTTCGCTCCGTAAACTTGGGTCATCCAGTAGAGCTACGCCAGCGCAATCTCCTGGTGAGCGCAAGCAAATTGACAAGATAAACAAAGATGCACTCAAATTCCAAAAGCAACAGAATCTTCTTAAAAAGATTGATAACGACAATACAGCTCGAAAGATTACTCTCACAGGCGACCAGTTAGCCCTTCAAGAACTAGAGAAGAAATTTGATGTCGAGCGCATTGGGTTATTCTCAGCCATGAATCAGGCAACTGATGGCGAAACAAAGATGCGCCTGCTATCCCTTATTGCCATCCACGATCAGAACGCAGCCCTTGCTGGACAGATTAAAAAAGCCGAAGAAGCAACAGATGCAATGAAGGCTTTTACCGATGCAATCAGAGCATCTATTAGAGCTTTGCTAGACAAGATTGCAGCGGAGCAAGCCAAACTTATGCAAGCTCTCGGCATTACTCCTACAACACAAGGTAATTCAACCTTTACAAACAATGATCCAACAGCAGTATCTGGCGGCATCCCTGGCACAGCCGTATCTATGGGATTTGGCGCAGGCACATTTAGACAAGCCGAAGCTGCTACAACTAATATCCAAGTCAATGTTGCAGGCTCAGTTACCACAGAGCGCGATCTAGTGTCAGCTATTACTCAAGGCATCTACAACAATCAGGCTTCCGGAATCCCAATCTCCTATACGACAGCGTTTAGATAATGGCATTACCAGCAACAATATCTGTCAAGATAAACCTTTCTGGTGGAGCATCCTTTGGAAATCCTTTTATCTTAGGTACATCACAATTAGGCTTTGCTGAACTAGCTTCTAGCGTTCCTGTAATTGTCGATGTTTCTACCAGCACTCTTAACATCTCTACTCGAAGAGGTCGCAACCTTCTCCAAGACAATTATGAGTCAGGCTCAGCCACTATTAGAGTTGTTGATCCAGATGGTGACTTTAACCCACAGAACACCGCCAGCCCCTACTACGGGCTATTACAGCCACTTAGGAAGATACAGGCATCTGCTATCTATAGCGGAACAACCTATGGCTTATTTGGCGGCTACATCACCGAATATCGTTATACCTACCCAACGGGTCAGGAAACAGGTTATGTGACTTTTATTTGCTATGACGCATTTCGCCTTATGTATAACTCTAATGTCACCACAGTTACAGGCGGAACAGCAGGGCAGACAACTGCTCAACGCGTTCAATCTATATTGACCATGATTGCCTGGCCACCTGCATTTACCAGCATTGGCACAGGTGCTACAACTTGCGTGGCAGATCCTGGCACAACGCGCACAGTTCTAGAAGCAATACAGACTGCTGAATTCACAGAGCAGGGCGCGTTCTACATCGATGAGAATGGCGTAGCAACCTTCAAGGGTCGCCAATATGTCTATGATGCACAGGCCGCATCTCCAACAGTATTTAATCAAACTGGCGGAATTAGTTATGCAGGAATTACCTTTGCACTTGATGACAAGACAATCGTAAACAAAGCAACTGTGACCCGAATTGGTGGCACAGCACAGACTTACTCCGATGCCACATCGATTGCCCAATACTTCACACGATCTATTACGGCTACAGATATGCTCATGCAGACAGACCCAGTAGCCCTAAGCCTTGCAACGGCCTATGTGGATTCTCGTAAAGAAACTTCTATCCGCATTGAAACAATTACCCTAGATTTAATGACTCCATCATATTCAGCAGGCATCACAGCAGCTTTAAACCTTGACTTCTTCAACACAGTAGACATCACCAATGAGCAACCTGGTGGATCAACTATCCAGAAGAAACTGCAAGTGCAAGGAATTGCTCACAACATTACCCCAAATACTTGGACAACCACACTTGCTACGCAAGAACCTTTACTCGATGTTATGTACTAGAATTAACCCTATGAAAGAGGTGTGCTAATGGCAACAGGCTGGCCAATGAAAGTTTCGTACGCGAATGGAGATGTCTATTCCGCATCGGATGTCAATGATACAAATGGCACAATTAACCTGCTCACTAGCACCACGCTTTCACGCGCAGCAGGCAAAAACGGTGTAATTAACGGTGCATTTGATATATGGCAACGCGGCACGACAAGTGCTACAACTGCTTTTGCATATACTGCTGACAGATGGCTTAAAAATAGCGCAACTCACTATAACGCAAGCCGACAAGTAACAGGCGATACAACAAACTTAGCTACTGTGCAGTATTGTGCCAGAGTGCAGCGAACTAATTTAAGTGCAGTGACAACTCTTATAGAGTTCACTACACCATTTGAAACAACTAACTCAATACCTTTTGCTGGTCAAACAATTACATATTCTTTTTATGCTCGCAAAGGTGCTAATTACTCATCCACATCTAATGTTTTAAGTTCTTCCGTTTATACTGGAACTGGAACAGATCAAACTGTTTTTGGTTATACAGGATTAACTCAAGCCGTTACAGGAAATGCAACACTTACTACAACTTGGCAGCGCTTTAGTTACACAGGCACTCTTTCTGCATCCACAAATGAATTATCAGTTTATTTTGCCTATACTCCAACTGGTACAGCAGGCGCAGCAGATTTCTTTGAGGTAACTGGTGTGCAACTAGAATTAGGATCAGTTGCCACAACTTTTAGCCGTACAGGTGGCAGTATTCAAGGTGAATTATCAAACTGCCAAAGGTATTATTTCCGCGCTTCAGTCGGTACAATTGGAAATGCTATTGCAACAAGTACAACAGCCTTTGAAGGCAATGTGCCTTTACCTGTTGCAATGCGTATAACACCTGCAACTTTAGACTCATCTGCAACAAGGCTCAGCGATGGCGTTGCGGTTACAAATACCACAGCGCTAAGCCTCAATGCTGGAAATTCAAGTGTAACAAATGCTTATCTGACTGGAACAGTGGCAAGCGGTCTAACTCAATACAGACCTTATTTTTTCTCAGCAAATGCTGGCTACTATGGATTGAGTGCGGAGTTGTAAAATGGAAAATGTAACAATACATACAGACCCATACGGTGAAGTACACGTCATTATTGACCGAGGCAACGGTGAATTTACCTCAATGGCTAAAAGTGTTTATGATGAAATGATTGCTCAACGTGAAGCCTCTACTCTGTAAAGCAGGGCAACAACTTCGTGAGCAGATTGATGATTCGTTTCCTGACCGCGATAGAAAGTCCGATGGTTGGATAGGCGATGCCGCTCACGCCAGTCGTCCAAGTGACCACAATCCCGATCCGTCTAACGGAATCGTCAGGGCTATTGATGTGGATAAGGATATCGACACACGCCCCAGCACAGGTGCTTATCTTGCCGACCAAATACGCCTATGCGCCAAAGCAGGTGAGAAGAGAATTTCTTACATCATCTATGCAGGCAAGATCGCTTCCTCTAAAAGAGCTTGGCGTTGGCGTACTTACGATGGGATTAATCGCCACAATCATCACATCCATATTTCATTCACTAAAGAAGGCGATCAGAATGGTCGCTGGTTCGACATCCCAATGCTAGGAGCAAATAATGAAAGACCTTAAAACAGCAGCAGGCTCATGGGCTAGAGCATTCTTAGTAGCAGTATTAACACTTGCAGCAGCTGGTGTTACAGACCCAAAGGCATTACTTGCTGCCGGACTTTCATCATGCTTGCCACCAGTTATTCGTTGGTTAAATCCTAACGATCAAGGTTTAGGCATTCAGAAGTAATGACTGCCCTTAATTGGGCGGCTCTCGCAGTTGCAACCATCTCAATTGTTACTGGCTTTGTTGGATCAATCCGCTGGCTAGTAAAGCATTACCTAAATGAACTAAAACCTAATGGTGGTTCATCGATGAACGATAGATTGAATCGACTTGAAGGGCGTGTCGAAACAATAATAACTCTTCTAGAGAGGTGACACTTATCTCATGGCAAGAAAAGCAACTAACAAGCTTGTGGATGAAGGTTATTCCAAGTTAGATGCGTGGGCTATCGGAGTGCATGAAATGTATCGTGCATTACGCCGCGCAGGCTTCGATGTTGATTTGGCACTTGCCATAATAGTAGAGAAACAGGCTTATCCTGAATGGATACTTCCATCGCCTATTAACCCAAATATCCCAGAGCCAGACTGGTATGACGATGAGGATGAATGAAAAGAACTGTAGTAGTTCCAGACTTACAAGTTCCCTATCACGATCCAGTAGCTGTTAAAAATGTTGCAAGTTTTATTAAAGCGTATCGGCCCGATTCTGTCGTTACACTTGGAGATGAAATCGATCTCCCACAAATATCTCGATGGACAGAGAACACACCAGGGTGGTACGAGCAGACACTAGCTGCTGATAGAGATGAAGCAGTAGAAGTTCTCTGGTCATTAGTAGAGCATGCTAAAGAAGCTCACATGATCAGAAGCAATCACACAGACAGACTTTACAATGTAACAATGAAAAAGATTCCTGCATTCTTGGCGTTGCCAGAGTTGCGCTTCGAGAAGTTTATGAAACTTGATGAACTAGGAATTACCTACCACAAGAAGCCTTATGCCATAGCAAAGGGGATTGTGGCAGTTCATGGCGATGAGGGAAGCGTAAAGCCTACACCTGGTCTTACAGCCCTTGACGCGGCTCGTAGGCAGGGCATTAGCGTTATATGTGGACACACTCACAGGGCAGGTCAATCGGCCTTCACAGAGGCTTCTGGTGGCCGTATAGGCCGTATCCTGCGTGGATGGGAAGCAGGGCATCTTATGGATGTCAGGCAGGCTCATTACACTAAAGGCACGATGAACTGGCAGCAAGCCTTTATTATCATCGAGGAGATCGGCACAAATGTGCAGGTCAGCATCATAAATCTTGAAAAGGATGGCACTTTCATTGTGTCAGGCAAGCGTTATGGACGATCTAGATAACGATATTAGGCGTGATGTAGATACGCATATGGATGACTCAGAATTGTTACCATTTCGTTATCTAAATCTCCCAGGTAAATCACAGTAGCTGTGTCACACTCTTCTGGTAAGCAAGGGCTGCTTACAAGAAAGGGCAATAATGATTTGGATACAGGCACTAGGAATCATTGGGGTCATGTTCGCTACTAGTTTTATCTGGTACTGGACTGGCCACAAAGATGGAGTTCGAGAAGGTTACACACGCGGTCGCTCAATCTCGCGACAAGAATTTTGGAAAGAATAAATGAGAGCTACAGAGGCACTTATCAATGCAATCGACATCATGCAAGATCGTGGCAAGGTTTATGGTCATCCGAAAATTAACCAAGGTAGGATTTCTGCAAGGTTATCCAATCTATTTGATTTCCCAATCACAGACGCTCAAGCTGCACTTGCAATGGTCGAAGTCAAGCTCTCACGCATCCAAGAATCGCCAAGCCACACAGATTCTTACATCGATGCAATCGCATATTTAGCAATAGCAGTACAACTACAAACAGAAGAGGACGAACTATATGTTTGATCTATCTAATTATGAAGATGTGAATTCTCGCATCAAACGCTTTCAAATTGCTTATCCAGTAGGGAGAATAGTTACCGATGTTATTCAATTCAATGCTGAGAAGGGTCACATCCTTGTATCAGCCCAGATTTACCGCGAGCATGAAGATACGCTTCCTTC